CAATCGCTCGCAACGCCCGCCGCGCCGCCTCGCGTTCGCGCAAGTCTTGGGGACGGGCCATGGACGCATACCACTCGACCTGTTCCTCGCCCATCGCGGGCTGCTGTGCTTGGGTGGTCATGCCGAGGGTTCATCAGCTGTGAAGGCGTCGTCAGCCGTCGTCAGATCGCCCAAGCGCGCCGACAGCGCCGCAACCACCTCGGCGTGGAGCTCGGGCCGCTTCTCCTGCAGTTCGGCCAGCCTGGCCTGGCGCTCGTTCATGAACGCATTGAGCTCGTCCTGACTGGCTAGTGTCGGCAGCTTGGCGATGTATCCGTTGGCCCATTTGGTCGCGGGATCGGCGGTCGGAGCCGGCGCATCCCTGAGCGGCAGCACTTTATGCGGCTTGCGGCTGCCCTTGGTCGCGGTCAGCATCATCAGCTTCTCGCCGTCGATATGGCTCATGTGGCTGATCCGAATGCCGCCGACCTCAAGCCCGGCCCACTTTACGGTCGGGTCGCGGTAGAGGGTCAGCGATCGGCCGGCGTATTTGCTCGCGTCCGGTCCCCATGCCTGGACCAGCACCCGGCTCATCGACTTGCACGGCCGGAACGCCTTGTCGCTGCCCTCAAGCAGGATGTTGACCGGCTGCTCCTGGCCGCCACGGATCTGGACCTCACGGATGGTGAAGGTCTGCGGACCGGCGATGAAGTCGTCAGCGTTCCACTGGTCGGACTTCGGTACGATCACCGCGCTCATGTCGTTCATATGTACATCTCCTGTTCTACGCGGCGCTCGGTCGGGATCAGCGGCAGGTCGCTCGCCGCCGCGGCGCCGAAGGTTGCGACGATCTCATTGATGCGGGCCTCGAACTTGGCGGCGGCGTCCAGGATGGCGTGCTGCACGGCGCGGTCAGGCTCGATGCGCATGGTCACCATTGGCAGGCCGCCGGAGTAGCTGATGAGGTCGCACCAGTTGCGCCCCGTCACCAGCAGCTCGCCCTGCACCTGCAGCATGAAGTCTTCGGGCGGGCTGCGATCGACGAACCACTCGCACAGCGTCTGGACCTGGAAGCGCTGGCCGCGGCTCTTGCACTCGATCATGCCTTCGTCGCCGACCAGGCCGTCGGGCGAACAGCCGAGCGTGAAGCCCCACGTGCTGTTCGTCACGAAGCCGCACTGCTCGACCGGCGCGAACCGCTCGGAGTAAAGCTGCCGGGCGACGATTTCGTCTTCGTGCCCGCGCAGCATGGCGTCCGAGACATAGCCGGCCTCCACGTGCCCGGTGATCCGCTGAGCTGCCAATTCCCAGCAGTGCGCGCGCTCCTTGGCGTTCGCGGCGATCTTCAGCGTCGGCGTGACGATGCGGTCGAACTCGCTGGCGGTCAGGAGGCCACAGCGCGCCTGGTGCCATTCCTCGCTGCCCTGGATCAGGTCGGCGTGGATGCGGATGGGGGAGTGCGCGTTCACGGCCACACCCACAGCCAGGCGAAGAACGCCGGCACGCCGATCGCGAGCACCAGGGCGCCGACACAGATCGCGCCCACAGTCGACAGCCGAACCGGCTCTTCGTCGAACAGCGCGCGGCGGCGGTCGACGATGTTCTGCCGGACCTGCTGCTGTTCGGCGGCGGTGAGCGGCATGAAATCGCGGGGAGGGGTGTGGCGGGTCATGACCGCACCGCCTGGAACAGCGGCTGCCGATGCGCGGCGACCAAGCGAGCGTGCGCCGCGACCAGCGCGGTGTTGCCAGCGTCGGCCAGCACCAGCGCTTCAATGGCACCCAGCGCGCCGGCAATGACGCAGCGGGCCTCGATCATGGCGTCGATGCATGCCGGTGGCGAACCGGTGGGCAGGGTCACGTTGCCGACGTCGGCCTTGATGGCGGAATGGGCGTTCACGCGGCCCTCCTGTTGTTGGTGTCGATGACGACGGCGGCCGGATCATGCGGTGCGCGTTCGGCGCGGGTCGCGGGCGGCTCCATCGGGCGGCGCTCGGCCACGGCTTCCTGCCAGCGGCGGGCGAAGTCGGCGCGGGACCAGGTCATTGGTCGCCTCGGGCTTTGGCGATGGCGGAATGCAGGTCCGCAATTCCGCTAAAGATCGGCACAGCTGACGGATCGGCCGCATCGATGCGGGCATTTAGCCCGGCAAGGACAGTTTCCGCCGCCTCCAATAGTTCGGGCGCGGCGGCGATCAGGCGGGCGTTGGCTTCGTTCGTTGGCTCGAAGCCTGCCGTGCAAGCTATGGCGCGGCCGGGCTGGTTGTCGATGATGAAGCGCCCGCCCTCGGCCTTGTAGCTCCACGGCCCCGGCGTGTGCTGCGCCCCCATCACGCCGCCCTCCGCTCGACCGGCAGCACCCGGTAAGCGCCACCCTCAAGCGGCACGACCTTGGTGGGGACCAGCGCTGCGTCACGTCGCGCCCGGTCGATGGTCCGGCAGACCAGCTCGTCGGGGCGAATGTCCGCACCGAGCGCCACCAGTTCATCGGAGCAGTAGGGCTGCTCGAAAAGCGCGTTCCATGCGGCGCGGATCGGATCGACGTTTTCGCCGAGGCAGTGCAGCCAGCAGCCGTCGCTCCCGAACTGCCGGACGCTATCCGGAGCGGCGGCGATGTTGGCCAGGGCGGTGCGACACTCGGGGGTGTCGGCCCAGGCTGGGAAGGTGAAGTCGGACACGAAGCGTCTCCTCGTTGGTGAGGAGATACCTAGTAGGAGAAATCCGACAGGTCAACAGCTAAGTCGGATATTTCTTACTTAAGTGTCCGGCCACTCCGGGTCGGGCCAGAAGTCCGGATCGTTCTCTCGCAGGGCCGGCGCGGAAGTAACTTCCGGGAGGATCGGCTCAGCGCCGTCGAACGCGGCTCGGATCACCGCGCCGTGCGTGGTCTTGTGCTGGAAAATGGCCGTGACCTCGCCTCCCTCGGCCATCAGCTTGGAAATCCATGGGCAGCGCTCAGCCGTGAGGTAGCCGATCTGGACCTCGCGGCAGCTGAAGACCGCTACGGCGCGAGGGTCGGCGGGGTTCTTCGGTTCCGGGCGGAGCTCAACGGGCTCGCCAGGTTTGCAGAGCTCGATTTCGAAGCGCCGGCCTGGCCCGCGGCGGTTGGGGAAGTCGGCGCCAACCACCGCCAGTGACATCTGTCGTGCGGTCACCCGTGACTGCTAATGTACCAGCGCTCGACTTCGCCGTCTCGCAGCGTCGGCCGGGCACGCACTAGAAGCGAGGATTGCGCCGCAAAAGCCTCCGCATACGCGTTGTTGGCGAGCATGAACTCGGGATCAGTTATCTCGCCGTTCTGGCGCAAGTCGGCATCGTCATCCTCGGCAAAGCGCAGCTTACAGGTCCGGCTTTCCAGGTTCATCTCAACAAACCGGACGTTCACCATTCTTTCCTCGCCGAGCGTCAGGTTGCCGCTGGCGCAAATCGCGTCTTTGCTTGCTTTATCAATGACGATACGCCTCTGCCCCGTTGCATCGCCGATCGTCATAGTGCTTGCAGTGCTGCCGACTGGCTCAACCGCCTGTCTGACCGCAGGCGCGAGCTTCTCCGCCATACGGTCAACAGTATCCAGCATGCGCTGGATCACCGTCTCATCTCGGTGTCCTGCCGCTCGAATCGCTTCTTCCGCTACCGCGCGGAGATGCTTCATCTCTTCACTCCGCCCACGGAAGTGGGCGAATATAGCCGTGATCAGTGACGCGGCCAAGGTGCCGCACGTGCCTGCGATGATGGCGTTCTGATTGGCCCACTCCCATGCTGCGACCAGGGTCACGCAGTTGGGCTCTGGTGGTCCTACCACGACCCGCAAAGGCCGAGCATCAGCGTGGAGCACTAGCTTTTCAGTCGCTGCAAAGGTTCCAACGGTGCCGATGATGCGGCCGAGACCCTTAAGAGACTGAGCGAACGCCCCGATTTCAATCGAATGGTGCTTAGCGTCGAGCCCGTCGTACCGGATGACGATGCGGCCTAGTTCCGGGGCCGGAAGGCTCACAGATCCCTCGCAAACCTGATCACACGCCCACCGATCACCAAGTCCTGCGCGTCCACCGGCTGGTTCTCGACAGCAGGATTGTCTGACATCACCAGCACCTTGCCCTCGCCGATCGTGCGCAAGCGCTTGATGGCGGCCGCCCCATAAAGCGAGATCGCCCAGATGCGGTCCTGCTGGTTAAGCATCGTCTGCGTGGTGTCGATCCAAACGAGGTCGCTGCTGGCCAGGGTGGGAAACATGCTCTCGCCGACGCCTCGCGCCAGGCGCAATCGGTGGGGCGGGGTGCGCGTGAAGCCGCGAATGTAGTCCAGGTCGAACCGGACCGGCGTCTCTTCGATGTAATCGTCGATGGTGGTCCCAGGACCCATCGAGAACGAGAGATCAAGCTGCATGATCTCGACCGTCTCGTCGTCGGCCGAGGCCGGGCGGGTAGGCGGCAGATCGGGTGCCTTGACGATAGAAGAACCGGGCGCCGCGTATAGATCCGCTTCCGTCGCTCCGACGTGGCGGAGCAGCTTCCGAAGAGTGTCGGACCGGGGGCTGATGTCCGAATTCTTCAGGTTGGTGAAGAACCCGCGGTTGACGCCGGCCGCAGTCGCCCACTCCGTTTCAACGAGCTCGGCCGGCTTGAGCGCGATCAGCGCGTCATAGAGGCGTCTGCCCCGAAGATCGTCGGCATCCGCCATGTCGGACATTTCCCACACGGGCGGATTTGTAGGAAGCATGAAGTTTCCTACTTGTGACGTAGGAAACATCCGACTATGTAGCAGGGATGGCAACGACGCTGGCGAGCGACGCCGACATCCTGAACAAGATCGAGGCGTTCTGCGCCAAGCATGACATGGCCCCAACGGCCTTCGGCCGAGCTGCTCTTTCCGACGGTAACCTCGTCACGAACCTGCGCGATGGTCGCTCCCTCACGCTGAAGAGCGCTGGTCGCATCCTCGCCTTCATGGCCGAAGCAGAGGCGAGCAGCCTGCCTGCCGGCGGCCGCCCCGCGTGATCCTGATGTTCGCCCCCGTTCATGCTTTGGAGGTAGCCCGTGGCTGACCAGCCTGTCCGCCCGTCCGTTGAGCCGCTTACGGAACAGGACGCCCGCCATCTGATCGCCGAGGGCTTGCTTCGGCCGTGCCAGGACCAAGGGCCAACCCGTGTCAGCCTCAAGATCGGCTGCGACGAGAAGACCGTCCGCAAGGCGCGGGACAAAGAGACGACCTTGCGCGTCGACTACAGCTGGAACGCGCTGCTGGCGAACCCGCAGGCGCTGGATGCCGTGGCCGGTCACTTTGGCCTGAAGCTGGTCCCGCTCAATGCCGGCGAGGTCAACCGCAGCACCGCATCATGCATCACCAAGCTGCTGTTCGAGCTTTCCGTCGCGCTGGAGGACGGCCGCGTCGACGATCGTGAATTGGCCGGAATGCGAGACGCAATCGACGAAGCGGGCAGGGCGATCGACGCCATGCGCGAGCGTCTGAGCCTTCGCGCCGCCTGAGTTCAAGCAGCCGCTGTTCGGCGGCCGGGGAGGGAAGAGATGACTGTCGGCAGTGCCGTGCCCCCGGCTGGGGCGATTGGGGAAGTGCAGTCCGAGCGCCAACTGCTCGTTTCCGTTCTTGCCGGTCTTCGCCGTGTCCGTGACGAGGTTAACCGCCTCGAAGACCTTCTGCTCGATCATGTCACCGCGCAGGTGCTTGCCGCCCACATCGAGACAGCCGTCCCCTCGTCCTGCCGAATGGACGAAGCGGCGGTTGAGGCTCCTCCGGCGCCGGAAGGGAACGCGCCGCCGGGGGAGCCGGCTTCCAAGCGCAAGCCAGCCTGGAAAGCGGAAGAGGACGCGGTTCTCCGTCAACGCTTCCCGGTGGGTGGCGCCAAAGCCTGCGCGGAGGCGCTTCCGGAGCGGACAATCGCAGCCATTCAGGTGCGCGCCTCCTGCCTGAAGGTGAAGAGGGATCCCGTCGCCGCTGCAAGGTTGAGGGCCGAGGTTCAGAACGGATGGACGGACGAGGAGCTTGAGCGGCTGACAGCTAACTGGGCGATGGGCGGACTTCGCGTTTGCGAAGCGATGTTCCCCGGCCGCTCTGCTGGATCGATCAAGTTCAAGGCCGCCCAGCTTGGACTCAAGATCGCCGTGCGCCGGCCTCGGCAGAACGCCTATCGAGCCGACGAAGACGATGTTCTACGCGAGTTCTGGGTGAGCGATGGCTTCGCGAAGTGCGGACCCTTACTGCCCGGCCGCTCTCACAAGTCCATCAGAAGCAGGGTGCGGACCCTTGGGCTTAAGCGGGCGCCAGGTCGGCAGAAGGCCTCGGTAATCACGTCCGTTGCAGAGCCGGCTGCGGTGTCCTCGCAGCCCAAGCGCAAGCTGACCTTCGAGGAGCAGCTCGCCCTGGTCGAGACTGGCAAGGCGACGGTCAGCGCGGTCGTGCGCATCCCGACGCGCCAGTACGACTACACGCTGGGCGGGGTGAGCGCATGATTGCCGCTCTCTACGTCCAGACCGGCGGCTGTTACTTCGGCTTGCCCGCCGTCGATCCATGGGACGCCGCACGCGATGCGCGGCTTTACGCAGGGCCGCACCCGGTCGTTGCCCATCCTCCTTGCGAGCGCTGGGGCCGCTACTGGGGCGGTTCTCCGACAACATGGCCTCGCCTGACGCTGGGCGACGACAACGGGTGTTTCGAGGCGGCGCTTGCCGCTGTGCGTCGCTGGGGTGGAGTGCTTGAGCACCCCGCCGACAGCCACGCATGGCGACATTTTGGGCTCGCCCGGCCGCCAAGGTCAGGCGGCTGGGTTGCCGCAGACTTCGATGGGGGCTGGACCTGCTGCGTCGAGCAAGGAGCTTACGGGCATCAGGCACGCAAGGCGACATGGCTCTACGCGCATCGTGTTGACCTGCCGTCGCTGACCTGGGGGCGGGCACCCGGCACGTTTCTTCCCATGGAACACGAGTTCAGATCTGCCGAAGAGCGAGCCGCGTGGAAAGCTACTGGTCAAGCCACTGACTTTCAGCGTCGTGCGGTCCGTCAGGGAATGGGCGGTCTGCTCAGCCACAAGGCTCGCGCAGCCACGCCGCCAGGGTTCCGCGATCTCCTGCTTGGCATTGCGCGCACGGCCAACAATCGCCGAGCCGCCGCATGAGCGCCGGCACCTTCATCATCGCGACGTGGGGCAAGACCGACGCCGAGCTGCGCGCCGCTGATCCCGCGAAGGCCGGGCGACATCATGGCATCCCGGCGGGGTGGGCGGCTTTCTACCTGCAGTGGGAGCTGATCGGCCGGGGGGCTGCGCTGTGATCACCCTCCGCGACTACCAGACCAACATCGTCGGCGAGGCTCGCGGCCACTTCCGCGACGGCCTGCGCTCCGTGCTCGTCCAGCTGCCCACCGGCGGCGGCAAGACGGTGCTCGGCTCTTTCATGGTCAGCGGTTCGTCCGGTCGCGGGCTCGTCTGCTGGTGGCTGTGTCATCGCCGCGAGCTTGTCAGTCAGGCGTCGCGCACCTTCGCCAGCATGGGCATCGACCACGGCATCATCGCCGGCGGCCGCTCGACCGACGCCGGCAATCGGGTGCAGATCGGCTCCATCCAGACGGTTGCGCGCCGGCTCGACTATCTGCCCGCGCCTGACCTGATCGTGTTCGACGAAGCGCATCACCTCGGCGCGGCGCAATGGCAGCGGGTGTTCGATGCCTATCCGGCGGCCAAGGTCATCGGCCTGACCGCGACCCCGTGGCGCCTAGACGGCAAGGGCCTCGGCAACTGGTTCGAGGCGATGGTGCATGGCCCCTCGGTCGCCGCACTGATGGATCAGGGCAGCCTGTCGGCCTACCGGTTGTTCGCTCCGTCGGCACCGGACGTGTCGTCGGTCGCGACCGCCATGGGCGACTTCAAGAGCCGCGACCTGGCCGCCCTGATGGACAAGCCGACGATCACCGGCGACGCGGTCGGCCACTATCTGCAGCTTTGCCCAGGCAAGCGCGCCGTCGCGTTCGCGGTGTCGGTCGAGCACAGCAAGCACGTGGTCGACCAGTTTCAGGCTCGCGGCGTCCCTGCGGCGCATGTCGACGGCGCGATGGATCATGGCGAGCGCGACCGGGTCATCGCTGCGTTCGTGGCCGGCGAGACGCTGGTCCTTTCGAACGCGGACCTCCTGGGCGAAGGCTTCGACGTGCCGGCGATCGAGGCTGCCATCCTGCTGCGGCCCACGCAATCGCTGTCGCTCCACCTTCAGCAGATCGGCCGCGCGCTGCGTCCCGCGCCGGGCAAGGCCGAGGCGATCGTGCTCGACCACGCCGGTAACTGCCTGCGCCACGGCCTGCCTGACGATGACTTCGAATGGACGCTGGAGGATCGGGAGAAGAAGCGCGGCCGCAAGCCTGCGGAGGTGCCGGTCCGCACCTGCCTCAAGTGCTTCCGGGTCTACCGGCCCGCTCCGAAGTGTCCCGGTTGCGGCCATTCGCCGGCAGGCCAAGCGCGCGAAGTCGAGCAGCGTGAGGGCGAGCTGGTCGAGGTCGACGCCGAGCAGCTGCGCGCGGCTCGCAAACAGGAGGAGCGCCGGGCCCAGTCGGTCGACGACCTGGTGAGGCTGGGTCAGCAGCGCGGGTACAAGAACCCGGTCGCTTGGGCGCAGAAGTTTCATGCGGCTCGGCAGCAGGCGCGGGCTCGGCACTACGGGAGGGCCGCCGCGTGACCCATTCCGACCTCGTCAACGACATCCTGCTGACCGTCTCACCGCACGGGCTCGCCTGGAACAACAACACCGGCGCGCTGAAGGATCAGACCGGTCGCCTGGTCCGCTACGGCTTGCCCGGCTCCTCCGACGTGCTGGCCTGCATCCGTGGCCGCTTCGTCGGCATCGAGGCGAAGGTCGGCCGCGACCGGCAGCGGACCAACCAGCAGGACTTCTCCAACGCCGTGCACCAAGCCGGCGGCATCTACATTCTGGCCCGCTCCGTCGAGGACGTCACCAACCGCCTCCGCCTCGAGGGGCTGCTGTGAGCTGGTCGCCGCAACAGGAGCGGGCAATCGCCGATGTGTCCGCTTGGCTGCGCGACCCCGACGGTAAGCAGGTTTTCCGGCTGTTCGGCTACGCCGGCACGGGCAAGACGACGCTGGCCAAGGAACTGGCTTCGACGGTCAAGGGCTCGGTTCTCTACGCCACCTTCACCGGGAAAGCGTCGCTCGTCCTGCGCAAGAAGGGCTGCGAAGGTGCGTCGACGATCCACTCGCTGATCTACAAGGTCGAGGTCAACGAACGCACGGGGGAGGCGAGCTTCACCCTGAACAAGGAGAGCGACCTCGCGGACGCGGCGCTGCTTATCGTCGATGAGGTGTCTATGGTCGGCGCCGACCTCGCCAAGGACCTGCTGAGCTTCGGCCGCCGCGTCTTGGTGCTCGGCGACCCCGCCCAGCTGCCGCCGGTCAAGGATGAGGGCTTCTTCATCAACGCCGCACCAGACGTGATGCTGACGGAGGTTCACCGGCAGGCGCAGGACAATCCGATCATCCGCATGAGCATGGACATCCGCGAAGGCGGACGTCTTGAGCGCGGCCACTATGGCGAAAGCAGAGTGCTTCGCTCGGAAGACGTCACTGGCGATGAGCTGCGGGAGTACGTCCTTGGCGCCGATCAGCTGTTGTGCGGACTCAACCGCACCCGCGTCGCCTACAACCGGCGTATCCGCGCGCTGAAGGGCCTGAGCGGCAAGGCCGAGCCCTGGCACCCAGCGGTTGGCGACCGGCTCATCTGCCTCAAAAACAAGCGCGACAAGCACCTCTTCAACGGCGCCATGTTTGAAGCCCAGCAGGTTGGAGACAAGTTCCGTTGCTTCGGCATCGAGGTCAGGTCGCTCGACGAAGAGCGTGATCCGCTCACCATCGAGACGCCGGAGGAGTTCTTCAACGGTTCTGAACACACGCTCGATTGGCGAGAGCGGCGTCGGTACGACGAGTTTACTTTCGGGTGGGCCATTACCTGCCACAAGTCGCAAGGCTCTCAATGGGATCACGTGATGATCTTCGACGAGAGCGGCGCCTTCCGCGAGTCTCGCTCCAATTGGCTCTACACGGCCGTTACCCGCGCTGCTGAGCGCGTGACGGTGGTCGTATGAGCTGGGGCCGACGCTGGCTCCACGCTCCCCGGCGGCACAGCGACACGATCTACCGCATGCTGAAGATCGATCCCCAGGACGCGGGCGCCGGCTACGCCATCGCTCCGTTCACCGTGCTGGAAGACGACGGCAAGCACTGGATCGCCGGCGCCGTCGGGATGTGGCGCGCCCTTCGACCGCTCGAATGGTGCTCCGACGACGTCACCGCCGTGATCCTGTGGAACCCCCGCTCCAACGAACTGCGCCTGGCCGGCGAGATCGAACCCTCGCTGATCCTGCCTGACCACGTCCCGGCCCGCATCACCATCTACGGCGACGGCTTCGCGTTCTTCCGGGCCTGGGCCGACCAGCGCGCCGCCACGTTCGAATGCCTGCGCTACGCCGCCGCGTGTCAGCGGGCCGCCCTTGCCGAGCCCGGCGACAGCGACATCCCTGGCGCACTCGCAATCGGCGCGCTGCACAAGCTGGACTGGCGCTCGACGGACGCCGCGGTGCTCGTGGCCGGACCGGGCGTCGACCCCCGCGAACTCAACCGCGCCGTCATCCGCTCGGCCCGCCTCCCTCGTGTCGAAAGCATGGCCGCATGAGCGCTGAAGTCGTTCCTCTCAACGCCTGGAAGGGCCAGCTCGCGCGCGACGACAAGGGCGCGGTGCGCAAGAACCTGACCAACCTGGTCCTGCACCTGCGCAACCTGGGCGAGTTCGGGCGCCAGCTGCGCTTCAACGAGATGACGCAGCAGATGGAATGGCGCTCTCGGCCGCTCGAGGATCCGGACCTCATCGACATGCGGCTGATCCTGGAGCGCGAGAACTTCGCTCCGGCCGAGCGCGACGTTCGACCTGCCGCCGAGCGCGTGGCGCGGGAGAACGCCTACAACCCGGTCACCGATTACCTGAATGGCCTCAAGTGGGACCAGAAGCCGCGGCTCGAACGGTGGATGATCCACCTGCTCGGCGCGCCCGACACGCCGTTCGTCAAGCTGATCAGCCCCAAGGTGCTCATCTCCGCCGTCGCCCGGGCCATGGATCCGGGCTGCAAGGTGGACACGGTGCTGGTGCTGGAAGGCGAGCAGGGCATCCGCAAGTCCTCCGCCATCGCCGCGCTGTTCGGCGAGGATTACACGGCCGAGTCCGTCTCCCTCTTCGACCAGCACAACAAGATGGTCATGAGCATGATGGGCGCCTGGGTGGTCGAGCTCGCCGAGTTTGTCGCCATCGCGCGCAGCCACCACGCCAGCGTCAAGGGCCTGATCAGCATGCGCCGCGACAAGGTGGTGCTGCCCTATGCCAAGATGGCGTCGACCCACCCCCGCCGCTGCGTGTTCTTCGGCACGATCAATCCCGAGGCCGCCGGCTACCTGACCGACAGCACCGGCAACCGGCGCTACTGGCCCGTCACCGTCACCAAGATCGACCTCGAGCGCATCCGCAAGTTCCGCGACCAGATGTGGGCCGAGGCTGTCGAGCAGTACCGGGCCGGCGAGCGCTGGTGGCTGGAGGCTGACGAGGAGGTCGTCGCCCAGGAAGCGCAGTCGGATCGAGAAGAAGATGACGCCTGGGCCGAGCCCTTGTCCAACAAGCTGGCCGAGAAGAGCTGGCCGTCGCCGATCACGGCAGACGAGGCGCTGACCTACCTCGGCATCCCGCACGAGCGCAAGGGGAAGCGGGAGCAGAACCGCGTCACCGCAGTGCTCAAGAGCATCGGTTATGCCGCGGCCACACCCCGCATCAACGGCAAGAAAACTCGCGTCTGGGTGCGGGGCCAAGCATGAGGAACCACGTCTCCGATGGGGTCGTGCCGGAACAACCCCCGGCGTCGTTCCGCCACCCGCCACTGCGCGGTCCAGCCGGTACAACCCACCTTGGAACGACCGACGGTACAGCCTTTTTCGTCACGTTGTACCGGGGTTGTACCTCAAACGATTTCAATCACTTAGCGGGCTTCGGTACATCCTTTTCTCTCTCCGTCCAAAAGAAGAAAAGGAGAGAAAAGAGAGAAGATTGTGCGTGCGGGGAGGTGGGGTCGTTCCCGCACCCTCCTTCGCGCTCCAGGCGAGTAGCAGCGGGAGGGGTGGGGATGAGAACGAGTAAGTTTGGGGAGCGCGATATGGGGCACGGGCAGAAAGACTGGATTATCCTTCGGACCATGGGGCGCCACACCATGCGCTTGGCCGGGAGCTTGGCCGCTGCAGGCTTCGATGTCTGGACGCCCATCGAAACCAAGACGGTCACCGTGCCCCGCCTCAATGTGAAACGGGAGATACGGCTGCCTATTATGCCAAGCTACGTCTTCGCGCGCGCCGACCGGGTAGTGGACCTGCTTGAGCTCAGGCCCCCCGCGCATGTCGATTTCTCCGTAATGCGTCATGCAGACAGGATGATCCCTTCGATCTCCGACGACCAGCTGACCGCGCTGCGTCGACTCGAAGCGAAGCGCACGCCGCGCAAGAAAGCAGAGAGGACCTTCACAACTGGCGTCGAGGTGCGGGTCAAGGTGGAGGGCGGGAGCTTCAGTGGGCTGCAAGGCCGAGTGGTGCGATCCGACAGCAGTTACACCCTGGTGTGCTTCAACGAGCGCATTGAGGTGAAGATCGCCACTTGCTTGCTTCATCTCGATGAGGTAGAGGCCGACCGTTCCTCTGGCGAGGACAGGCCGCGCAAGGCGGCTTAGGGCGTGCATCGATCCGGGCCTTTTGGCAGTGCGGACCGCGCCCATGAAGACCGGCAACGGCGCAACGTGCGTTCGACCGGGACTGCTACTGCTATGCCACGGACATCGCGATGAACGCACCTCAAGGCCAGCACATGGTGCGGTCTATGACCCTGCGCAGTCTGGCCTCCCGGCTCGACCGACTGGCAGACGACGCCATGCACCCAAGCCGCAGCATCGACCGATCCGACCGGCTCATCTCGGAGGCCGAAGACATCGCGGCCGGAGTACGAGGCTGCTTCAGAGGGTAGGGGGGGGTGCTTGGGTCCTTCCCGGCCGAACCCGCTATACGGGGGCCTAAGGCGCAACTCGTCTCTAGGCACAGGTTTCTCCATTAGTGC